GAAATAGCCAATTTTCCAGGCATACAAGATGTTAATTATTTTGACACCGAATCGGTGATGAATATGATTTACAGAGAGGAGGATGGTGGCTTTGGATTGTCTGGAAAAGAAGGTGGCCCTAAACGAAATAGAGCAAAAAAATTCCAGTCTGATTGGGATATGGAAGCTTATAATAGTTATATGCAGACATTTATGCCTGATGAAGATATTGATAGTCTAGCTCCTTGGGAGGGAGGTGTTTTTTTGAACGATAAAAATGTTTGGGATAAAAAAAGAAAAAGAAGACAAAGCATAGGAACTGAATTTAAGCAAGAGGAAGTTCTTAAGCTTGTGTCAGCTTTAGCTCAAGCAGATATGAGCGAAGGTTATATTAACAGAGGTTTTGACAATGAAGTAAAACTATTTGATTGGAAAGAAATAGTTTATGGTGAGGTTGTCACCGCAGCTGGTCAGGGTTCTGTTCAAACTGACAAATATAAGTGGGTTAAAGAATACACTGATGAGGGTAAAAGAATGGTAGAGCAACTAGAGAGATTGTTGAGTGAGCTAGATGAAGACCATAGTACTGCTGATTTAACAAACTTTCATTACAGAAAAGCTTTATATCAGAACACTGAAAATGGATGGGAAAACTCTAATGACTTTACCACAGCTATACTTCTTGATGACGAAATAAACAGTGGTATAGCTCTTTATAACAATGGAGTTCCGTATACTTTTATGGATGTAGGCACCAAACAAGACATTTTTGGTATGGGTTCAGGAAACAACAAACATCTAGGTATATACAGACCATCTACTACTTTAAATATACTAACTAAAAATTCTAATTTACCTGGAGGTTATTTAGGTGGGTTTGACAAGAACGCAATTTTAGGTTATAAAGATATACTTGCAGCCACCAGAGCAAATGAAAGGTTTGGAATTAAGCCAAAAATAGAAGGAGAGTTTTTGCAACCAGGTAGGAATTATACAAAAGAAGAGATTAAAACATTTGTTGCTAATATTTATGATGAAAATGAATTGTATGTTAGAAATTTTTTTGATAACGATAAAGAGTTTCAAGAATGGTTTGAGTTAATTGATAAAGAAAGAGGGATTCTAAATGAAATAGATAAATTACAGGGGGAGTTTAAAGAACTTCCTGAAGACTCTGATAAAAGAGCTACAATAACAACAAAACTTGGTTCATTAAATGCACAATTAGATTTAATAGCTGTTGATTTTCAAAAATTAAGGGCTAAAGATAGCCACTTAAGGTTTACTGCTTTATATGACTATAATGGAAACAGACACGACAAAGAGGTTGTTGAGAGCTTACAAGGCTCAAACAATATAGCTGATGATATATGGTCATCTAACATGATTAATTTTAACAAAATAGTAAACGATAACATAAAAAACTTTAATGATATTTTAATGACCGGTCAAATTGATGCTGCGGGAATACTTGATGTCGGACATAACTTAGTTTTTAGAGACATGATGTGGACTGAGATGTTAGATGATGAAGATGGATACAGGATTCAGTTAACTCCAGGTGTTTGGAGAAGTAAAATTGAGGGTTTTAGTAGACAGGCTTTTAGTTATTATCTTAATTTAAAAGAAAAAAATCCAGAAAGATTAAGTAAAAAAATAAAAAATGGTATGTTTGAATACCAAGGAAAGGAATATGATTTATCTATATTTGATAAGGTAGAAGGGATGGGTGGTCCGTTTCATATTCCGGAAAGACAATTTAACATAAAAGACAATGAGGTGTGGCTTTATGATATGAGCCTATCTGAAGCTTTTCAACTATTTCCAGACCACGGTGAATTAGATGCGTTATTAGGAAATACCGGTGATGATAGAAAATATTCTTTCCCAAATCTTCAAGGATATATATGGGGTGAGTACGACCAACTAGATGAAAGTAAAAGAAGAGCAAAAAATCTTCCTTTTAATATAGATAATAGAGGAACTGATGAACAAAAAGCTCTTTACGATGGCCTTGAACATAGGGTTAAAAGAATTAGAGAAGAATATATAAGACAATTTGTTGAAACTAGAGCTGACATGAAAGCAATCTGGCAGGTAATATTAACCAATTCTGATGTCAGTTCAAAAACAAGAGGAACACATCTTGGAGAAGACTCATTTTTAAATCTTGATTCTTGGGTTAATGAAAAAACTCTTTTTGAAGGATTTATAGGGGAGGGTGTAACTAAACTTGTTTCTGATTTCGGTGATGTTATAAACAGAAGTTTTACTACCGGTAATAGATATCAAGATATTTATAAAAGAGGAAACAATGGAAAGGTTATCTTGAATATGCACAAAAGAAGAGAGATAGACGCATTCAAGAGATTGAACCTTAGTCCAGAAATTACTGAGGGTCAAACTGGTTTTTGGAGAGGTGAATATTATTCAGAGGCTGATTTTGTGACCAACTATGTTACAGCAGCACAAAAATATGGTATATATCTTTCGGAAGAAGAAATTGAAAGTGCTCAAAATGACATGTGGGATAATGTCGCTTACGGTGTCGGTCATTTAATACCTGTCATAGGTCTTCAAAGTACTGTTTTATTCCCGATTGCTCGTATGGGAACTGTGAATACAATAGCACAGTTATCTAAATTGTTTTCTAGAGTAAGAAAGGGGGTTGGGGTTTCAACACCTTTAAAGAGTATTTATAGCTCAAAAGACCTGTCTAGATTGAAAAACGTACCTGTTGAAAAGGGAGGTTTAAAGGGTAGTGGTATAACTACTTTAGAGGAAATGACTTTAAACACACAGCTTAGTCAAGCTTTAAGGTATAGTGCTTTGAGGCAGTATATGTATAGCAAAGGACCTGTTGGTAAAATAGCATGGAACTTAGGTGAGGCTGGAACTATAACAGGAACAGCGTTTTATCTCACCCCTGGAGAGGATTATACTTTTGCGTCTGGAGCTGGTTTAGGTATTGGTTCTACTGGATTTGGAATGCTGTTTCCAAGTACATCAGCTGGTAATTATTTATATAGGAGATACTTAGACCCTAAAAAAGTTAATGTAGAAGGATTTGTACCAAAAACGGTAGGTTTTCTTGATAAAACAGCACTTGGATTGAGTTTGTATGGTGGTGGTATAGCTTCTGGTACTGTAGGTATGTATTCTGCTGAACTTGCCGATGCTTGGACTAGCCAAGGCATAGACTTTATGGAAGCTGTACAAATGGTTGTTGGCTCAACAGAAGATGAAGCGGTTCAAAAGTTTTGTTCTACAGTTTTATTTGCTGCAGCGTTTCACGCTCCACAAGCACGTGCCTTTGTTAAACAAAGTAAAAGCGAAATATCAGAAAAAATTATTAATGGAGATTACCCTATAGAGGTTAAGGAATATGCTAGTAAGTGTTTAAAAGCTATTGAGCAATATCAAGGAACAATGGGTTTAAGTGATATCTTTGGTTATCAGTCAACTAGACAGCTTATTAATAATGATAAATATGGTTCGTTTTGGATTATTCCAAAAGAAAGAGGTGTTAATCACGGTTCAAAGGAGCAAATAGAGTCTGATATATCTCATAGATTAGATAAAAATAATTTAGACTCATATAGCTTAATTTCTGCTACAAAAAAAGAATTATCAGAAGCTGAAAATAAATCTAGAACAGAAGAGTTAATAGCTGATTTAGAGGCCAGAAAAAATAGAGGTACAATTTCTGAATATGAAAAGGTTAATGTGGTAGATGAAAATGGGAATGTTACAGAAGTTTTTATGGTATACGGAATGGATGGAGCGGCTGCATATCAAGTGTCTAAAACATATCAGCAAGACCGGTATATTACAAATGAAGGTATATATTATTTAACAGGAGAATATAAGGGGTTCATGAGGCGAACAACTGGAGAATACAACATGAGTGATGGATTTGCCTCAGACTATATTCAGGTAGGCGTAAAATTAAAGGGAGAGTTTGAAAAATATGAATATACTGAGGAGACTGTTAAAATTAGACCGAAGTATGAAAATGAATTAGTTCAAGCTGAATATGGACAAAATGTACCTGAGCCAAATAATATAAAAACTCAAGATTTTGTTTACAACAACAAGACTAGGGAGTTTGTTTATACTGTAAAAGCTGAAGAAGGAGACATCCCAGCAATAGAACTGGTTCTTAAAAGAAATGTAGAGGGACAGTTTATTCTGGAAGGTAGAAATATAGATATGGTAGGGATAGAAACTGTTAGTGGTGTTAAGATTATTCAAGAAGGAGATATAAACCTCTACAACTTAGGAGTTAGTAAAAAAGATAAAGCTGTTCAAATACTAAAAGATTTTATGAAGCAAGGTGTTGAAGGTAAGTCTATGCAAAATGCGTATATACCTACTAGCTTTGATTATAACAGTATTGAAACAAATAAAAACCAAATTAAAGAACATAATGAATCTGGCAACAGTTTCTTTAGTGATTTATACGGCTCAATAAAAGGGCAAACAAAGTATGTTTTAAATAATGTTTTTCCTGAAAGGTCTATAACAATAAAAAAGGGAGAAAAATTTACTGAAAAAGATTTAGAAAAATTTAGAGAAAAGAATGCTGATATACTTCAAAATGAGGCTTTTGCAGTGTCAACAAGAGTGGATAAAACAGGTGATAGTGTTATTGAGATAGTGGGTGTAATGGATGGACTAAATTTCTCTTACGCAAAAGAACTTGGCAGAAGACTTGGTGTCGAAGAAATTATAGATTTATCAAACGGTGAAAGTGTTAAAACAGGATTTAAAGGTGATTTAAGTTATAAGATGAGGATTGATGAAACTATAGAAGCTTTTACTGAATATGAAAAAAACCAAAATTACGGAAAGCAGTCTATAAAATTGATTGATACAGCAGTTAGATTGATGGAGGAAAGTAAAAAAAGGGGAGTTAATACTGAAGAGAATACTGTAAAAATAAACACCGCTCAAAGCATTTTAGAGAACGCAAAAAATCTTATTAATGAGGGTAGACATCCATTGGAGGTGGCTGATTTTGCTACTAAAGAATATTCTAAAATGATAGAGGCTATTAATAGTAAAAGAGAATCTGAAAACAGAACACCTATAGAGATAAGGCCTGAAGACCTGCTTCATATTAGACAAATGATATCTGGAAGTAGAGATTTTAAAAGTATAATATTTCCTTACGTTGATGGAAACGGTAGTATTAGGATTAGTCAGGAGGATATGATGGATATAATGAAGGGTGCGGAGATAATACCGTTTGAAGATGTCGTTCCAAAAGGAAAAAACACCGAGTTTCCAACAGAGATAACGGATGTTCTAGGCTCAATATCAAATAGACAAGCTCAAGAGTATTACAAAAGTGAGTTCATTAATACATTTACCTATAAGAGGTCTTTGTGGAGAAGTACTACTAATACTGGATTTAGCCTGGGTATGAAAGAGTATCTTTTTGATAAGAATATAAGACTTAAAGAAGACCTATTTAAACTTGTAGAACTTGAAGTAAATAGTGCGTTTCCTCAGTTGTCAAAAGTAAAAAGAGATAAACTGGCAAATGATGCTTTTAATGCTATGGTAACTCTGGAAAATTCTGCTGGAGCTAGCGGTATAGGTAATATGAAAGCCGAGCCCTACATGTTAAAAATTTGGGGAGGTTTAAATCCTAGCACATCACTGGAGGGGGTATTTGGTACTTCTCATTTAAATGCTAAGCAAAGAACTAGCTTAAACACAATTATTAGACTGGAGTCAAATAAGTCTATTTGGGATATGATTAATTCAGATAAACTAAAAGTAGATGCTCAATTATTAGAGTTAAATAACCTTGTAAAAACAGGAGCTGGTATTAAAGAAGTTAATGCAGCAAAACAAAATTTAGAAAACTCTTTAAAATATATAAGTCAAAATGAAAATTCCCCTATAACATATAAAGAGAATCCAAATGGTAGTTATTCCTTAGTGCAAAAAAATATTAAATACGGAGGAAAGACATACGAGATAGAAATACCCGCAGGAATAGATGCCGTTACGCATCCTGGAAGTGGGCAAAATATATACCCATGGCAAATAAACAATATGGCTGTTCAACTTGGTGCAAACCAGTATTCTCCTAGTAGAAGCTCAATGGAAAAAAGCCTTAATGACCTAAGAGTTGAAATTGGAGAGAAAGAGTACAATAAACTAAATGAAAGAGCAAATATATTATTTGATTTTTACAGGGCTCAACTTGATGAAATGTATAGGGAAGGTATTATTGGGGAAGAGGCCTACAATAGGATGGCTAAAAGAAAATACAGTCCTAGGTTATATCTTCAGTATATGGATACATATAAACAAGTTGACCCAAGAGAGACTGGTAAAGATAATTGGGGAGATGCTAAAGGTATAAAACTTCTGGGAGCGGGTAGCACCGATAAAATGAGTCAAAATCATCAAAATCTTCTCCCTAAGTACGCAGCTAATATTCAAAGACTTTTATGGATGAACATGGCAAAAAGAGATATGTTTGAAGTTCTTGAACAGATGGAGTCTGCTAATTTATATCAATTTGCCGACCTTGGATTTACAATGAGAGGCGAAAAACCCACAGAAGCTAATGTTACCGCTAGATTAGCTGATATAAACTCTTTTAGGGTTGCTAATGGATTAAGTCTTTTGATATATGATGCTAAAAACCCTCAAAACAGCAATTTCGTTGAAAGTTATTATTATAAAAATGGAGAAAAACAGTACTACTTTTTAGAGAAGTCATACTGGGAGTCTGTTAACCAGGTGGGTGAATATAGTAATCCACTAAGACAGCATCTGGCTCAATTCAATTTAAAATCGTCATGGAATAGAGTTTGGACAATGCCAATAGAAACTGGCTTAAGTACTCTAGAGTGGGGAACTCAAAAAATGAAATTCTTCACAACGGGTGCAAATCCTATTTTTGCCGTTAAAAACTTTGCTAGAGACTATATGCACGCTTATATGTGGACCCCTACCTATAGTGATTTTATGCCATTAGGATTGTCTCAATTAACTGGTGACTTAATGTATACAAGATGGGGTGCTTGGGGGAAAAAGAATATGAACAACGAAATATATTCTTGGTACATAAATAATGGTGGAAGTATGGAGCACCTTATGCAAATGGGTGCTAATACAGGTGAATTTCATTTAGGTTATGATATAAAAGAGCCTATTGCAGATAAAAACGGAAACATTAGTTTCTATGATAATGCTAGGTATCAATACGAAAAACTTATGTATGAAAAAATGGGAGCTGACCCAATGAGTTACAGGAAGAAACTACAGAGAAGAGCTATAGATATACTGCAGTATCCAGGTTTATCTTCGGAGATATGGGTGCGTTTAGCTGTAGCTAATAGAAGTTTAAATAATTTGGTAAAAGCAGAATTTGAAAAGAGAGGTCTTGAATTTACACATAGTGGAAATCTTGATTCTAAGCCTATAAGAGAATACGCATTAGAGAATGGAATAGGTGAGGCTAGAATGAAAGAAATAGAAATGCAGGCTGTTAATACGGCTAGAAACACAATAGACTTTTCTGTGAAAGGTAGGTTTATTGGGGAAATGGATAGGTATTACCCTTACCTAAATCCCGCTTTTCAAGGAACAAAAATTTTAGGTAGGGCTTGGACAGAAAATCCAACATCAACAGCGTTAAAGGTTAGTCAACTTATAGCAGCTGGATATATGTATTCTCAAATGATGGATAATGAACATGGTGAGGATATGAATAAACTAAGAAGTGGTAGTGTTTATAACTATGTTAGTTATCTGCACTTACCTATACCTGGTGTTAAAGATTCTAATGGAGACCAAGTGTATACTAAGATGGCTAAAGACCATTCATCAATGTTTTTCTGGCAGTTGGGCCATAATATATACTACAATGAAGCTTACGGTGAGCCTATATGGGATGTTGATTTTAATAATGTGTTTTTAGATGTTATGAACGAAGAGCAAAAGAGTGCTATGGAAGAGGCTCTTTCAGTTGGTATAACAGATGCTTTTAATTTTTATCATTGGTGGGAGAATCAAAACAACCCTTGGTTGATGGCTATAAAAAATTACACTAGGGGTAGAGATGCTATAGGCTTTGCTTATTCACCGTTAATGGAAATGTATGATGGTATATTACCAGAGGGAGAGTATCAGCAAGCAACACCAAATATATTCTTTGATGCTACTAAAAAATGGAATGGCTCAATTCCTGAGGAGATGAGACTATCTCCAGATAGGCTTGTAGCTGTTCCTGGTGCTTTTGGTTTAAATGGCACAAATATATATAGAACAACGGGTCAGAGTTTATACAATGCTATAACAAGTCAATTAAGTGAAGAAGAAAGACGTAGTGTAAATGAAGTGACATACAATAGTATAGTAGAAATGGCAGGTGACTTAGCTCCATCTATATTGTGGGTTCCATCCAGGACTGAACACTACTTATCAGATAAAGACCACCAGAATTGGATAAAATACGAGAAAGGTAAGCGGCAGGAGATAACATACAGGGCTCAGATAAGAAGAGTTAAAGATGAATCTACTAGATTATTTGTTCAAGCTGTTAATCTTTACAATAGTGGAGAAGATGGGCAAGAGAGAGGGAAACTTATGATGGATGAGGCTATAAAAAATTTAAGTAATGGTTATAATAACCTCTATAATTTAAATATAATAGATGGGGTAGAATATAACACTTTGTTGAAAACTGGTACAAAAAACATACAGGATGATTTTGTAAGAGCAACTGAACACAGATATGACAGCGATATGATTTGGATAACTTATTCAAAAACAGCATCTCCTAATGAGGCAGCACAATCAACTTTAGATAATTGGGAGTTTTGGAGTAAAACTCTTAGTGGAGAAATACGAAGAACTCCTATAACTTCAAGAATGACTGAAAAAGAGATTTTACAAAAGGTTAATGATTGGCTTAATTTTATTGAATTAGAAGTAAACATGGATAAGGAAAGTAGATACTATCAAGAGTTTCTAAAAGTAAGTACTGGAAGAGGTTATAATTTTGAAGAACAATTAGATAAATTGCTTGAGTTTGAGAAAAGTAAGAGGAAAAAATAAAAATAATAAATAAAATAAGTATATTTGTAAGATATGAAAAATATAATAACAATACTATTAATCTTAATCTGTGGAGTTTCTAACGCACAGTTTAATGATTTTTTTAAATATTCAACATTCTATACATCAATGACTACAGGTACTTCTTTCACAGAAAGAGAGGATTATATAGCTGTTGATAAAGGTTATGAGGACGTAACCGAAGTTAACCCCTATGACTACAATTTAACTATAGGGATAAGAAAAATAGCAAGATTTGATTATGAATATAAGGTTAAAACGTGGTATTACGGCACTGAAAAAGCTGTTGCAGACAATGTTACTATTGGTAACGCTACTGGTTGGGAGTATCTACTTAATTATTCATTTATACGCAATCGTGGTGATAAGTATACTGAGCAAAATTTCTGGCTTAGATACCTTGGAAATAGATGCGTAACAAAGGTTCAATATAAGGATAACCAAAGAGTCGATTTAAGATATAACTCTTTTGACACCAGGTTTAGAATAAATAAAGGTAATTGGGACTTCACTATTGGCGGTGTATTTCGTATGCACCCAGTGTACGGTGTTAACCCTATAGAAGATTTTTGGATACCTGGAGAATCTACGTTTCAACAACTAGCGGAAGACTTTGGATATGCTCCAGAGCAGTGGGTACAAGGATTTTACGTAAATCAAAATTGGTACGATGTTAGTGGTGGAGACTCTGTTTTAGTTGCTACCTCTAACGATGAGTTCTTCAGCCACTACTTCGGTGATGCTGTAGCTAGATATAACGAAATAGAGCTTGAAAAGCTTGGAATGCAGAAAGAATTAAGTGCTGTTGTAGGAATAGCATATTATAAGTATACGCCTAAATTTTGGCTACACGCTTGGGCTAATTGTATGCCTTTTCATTACGGTATGGATGAGTATTCATTTGAGTACGGTGTAGAAGATTGGGATAATATAGAATGGGACGCAGGTATTGTTTTTGGTTCTAGAATAACTAGTCATTTAGGCATGTTTGTAGAAGGGACTCATCAGAGGTATTGGATGAAGCCGATATATGAGGTGAAGTTTGGTTTTAACTATTTAATATTTTAGGTTATGAAGAAGTTTTTATTAGTTTTATTTGCGTTTATAAGTTCATTTAGTTTTTCTCAAGATTTAGATTTTCAACAATTATGTATCACATGCTCTCAAGCACAGGGTTTTTATTGTGGAGATGACCCATCTAATTGGACTCAGTATAGTCCTAATGGTTGTGTTCCAAATAACTGGCTTAACGATGGTTGGGAGGATTGTGTAGATGCAAGTGATGAAAACGGAGCCGTTCCTACCCCTGTAGAAGACTGTGTTCCACCACCTCCTGATTGTGACACCGTATATGTAGATGTAATAGAATATATAGAACTTATAGACACTGTAGAAGTGGAAGTTCCTTTTTATATTTATGAGACTATTATACAGTTAGACACAATAATAGAAACAGAATATATAACTCAGATTGTTGTAGATACATTTGAGGTTGAAGTTATGGTTCCTGAATATATATATGTCACAGACACGTTATGGATGGATGGTGCTTTAGATACTATGTATGTAGACGTTATTGAATACGTAGACGTGATAGTGATTGATACAGTTGTAGAAACTGAATATATTGAAATAGTTGTTGTTGACACTGTAATGGAGTATATTGAGGTAATACAAACAGAATATATAGATTGTGATACAGGTATGCCTTGTAATAGTTCGTTGGAGGAATTGTTAGATAAATCAAATGAAACAGGATTAATCTACAACCTTAACGGTCAAGCTATTAAAGAGCGTGAAGGAATATATATAGAAAATGGTAAAATTAAATATAAATTATAATGAATATATTTAAAGATAACAATAATTGGAATGAAAAAGCTATAATAGGCTTTATAGCGTTTGTAATTATGTGTATAATAATGGTCGCTGACTTGGTTACAGGCTGGGTTGGTAAAGACTTAGTAATTAATGAATTTGTTTACGACTCTTTTGTTTGGGTTGTGCTTGGATGTTTTGGTATTAGTGGTGTAGAGAAATTCGCAAAGAAAAAATAATATGAAATCAAGAGGAACATTTGCTAGCAGCTCTAGAGTTAACCCAGACAGAAAGGTTGATAAAGAAGGAACTATGCTTAATAAACTTTTTGGAGGAAAAAGAGTTGATGGAGAATATAGACCTGGATTGGGTGATAGAAAAATATTTGGAGGTGAAGGTGTTAGGAATATGAAAAAGCAAGGAGTTGTTATGGAGGGAGATACACAGAGAGCTATAGATAAGAAGAGGAGACAGAGAAAAAGAAGTGGACACAGAGATGATTTATTAGCTAAGAAGGGTATGTTTCTTAAAAAAAGAAGACGTACTATTCCAGGAGCAGGAGGTAAAACAGATATTTTTGGTAGACCAAGTACTTGGGCTGTTAGGTCTGGTGGTGGAGGAATAGATTTAAGTAATTTAAATATAAATTTTCCAAACATAAGTTTTGATTGGTTACTTAGCTCGGATTATGATTTACCTAGAAAAGACTCTTACGGAACCCAAGGTGGTATATTTGCTGATAAAGGTGCTGAAGTTGGAGATGCTATTAAAAATGTTTCTGAGATAAAACTACCCCCTATAAAAAAGCCAAATATCTCTGCGAATGTAGATACAAATATAGGTCCAAAAATTACTAGCAGAAAAGAGTTGGCGAGTAAAAAGAAAATGCTAAAAAAACAAGAATTTGATAAAAAAATGAAGCAGGGTAGTGGTAGCGGAACTATTGATGTAACAAAGAAAGAAAAACAAATGGAGGCGATGAGTAGGTCTAATCCTGTGGGTAGTATGGTTGTTGGAACCAAAGCTATTTACGATAAAATAAAAGGAGAAGATGGTGCATTTGTTTTTAAGTTTAAAAAGAAAAAGAAAAGGTAACAAATAAATAAATAATAATGGCAAAAGAACTTTCAGAAGAATCAAAATTTGAAGTAAGCCTAAAGACGTTAGGTGGAATAGCAGTATTAATAGCTACATTAGTCGGTATGTGGTTCACACTACAAGCTGATATTGAAGAAGCTAAACTTCTTCCAGAACCACCTCCACCAGAGGTAACTAAAATGGAGTTCGACATGAAGGACCAAATGGTGAGGCAAACCATCATGACCACCCAGGAAGATGTGGCGGAAATAAAAGAGGATATGAAATACCTTAGAAATAAAATAGATAACATGGACTAATATGAATATATCTAATCACTTATTAATACTACTAGGACTTTTGTTTTTTATGATGGGAATAGTAACAGGTCAGGAGTTTTTAACAGAGTCTAATTTTAACGAAAAGATAGCTAAAGACATTGTAGCTGTAGAGTTTTGGGTGGAATGGAATTCATCCAATGAGTTTGTTGATTTATCTAAATTAGATGATTGTGCAAAATACAGAGTTGATGTTGGTAAATATCCCAATATACAATCAGAGTTTAATATAACTAGTTTACCTACTGTTATTATTTTTGAAAGCGGAGAGGAAAAGGAAAGGTTTAAGGCCAATATAATGTTTCAGCTTGATGCTGACAAAAATGAAATACAGAGCAGGATAGATGACATCATGCTTGCAAAATTTAATTAATATGTATACTTATAAAGCAAAACTAGATAGGGTGGTTGATGGTGACACCATAGATGCTCATATAGATTTAGGTTTTGATATCACTATTCACAAGAGAATAAGGCTAGCAGGTATTGATAGTCCGGAGTCTAGAACTAGAGATTTAGAGGAAAAGAAAAGAGGTTTAGCCGCTAAAGATAGGCTAATAGAGTTATTAGGCAAAGGCTCTTTGGTTGTAGAGAGTAGAGAGGTAGGTAAATATGGAAGAGTATTAGGTGTATTAGTTGTATATCCTAAAAACTTAGATTTACCTATCAACATTAATGACACCCTTGTAAAAGAAGGATATGCTGTTGAGTATTGGGGTGGTAAAAAAAAACAAAAAAAATAGAGGAACCTCTTGATTTAAATGAGGATGTTCCTTTTGCAGATTAACAATAAAAATAAATAATATGAATTGGATTAATTCTTGGAACGCAGGAAATAAAAAAGACAAGTATGAATTAGCATTTAGAATAAGTACATTAACTGTATTTGAAATAATGTTTTGTCCATGCTTAGTTTGTGAAAACAAAAAAGGAAGTTGTAAAAGATTTAGATTTATGATTTTAAACTTTGGATTTGAGATGTAATGGCTAGGTTTAATAAAATACAAGACAATAATAACGATGATTTTGATGCTGAATTATTCAAGAAGGCCATCAATCATGTTGAAGCTTCTGGCAATAGAGGTGCTTATACATTAGAGTCTCCAACTAGTAATGCTGTTGGACCTTATCAAATTATTGTTAGATTTGCTAATGATGAAAAAAAGAAGTTAAAGGATATATATAAAGAAGGTGAAACCTTTAAATATCTAGGAGAGGAGTATAACTTAACTAAATCGGAGTTTAATAAGTTTCTTAATAAATTAACTGACAATGTTCACGCAAAACAGTTGAGAAAAAAATACGGAATAACTAGTAAGGAACAGTTTAAAAACAATCCAAAAACCCAGGAAAAATATATGGACTGGTTAATAACTAGTGAATATCCTAAGCAGATAAAATCACTACAAAGAGACTACGGACCTGGTGGTCAAAATTTAACTAGAAATGCAATTAAAGATTTCTCAAGAGAGGGTTTAATTGGTGATTTAAGTTATTATGATTTAATGGCTCTAGAGCATTTTCAAGGACACCCAAATGCAAGGGAATATTTTGCATCCTTAAGAGAGGGTAGGGATTTCACCGTACCAGGTGAAGTTAATAAAACTATTCCTGAATATCTAAATGCTTTTAGGAGTATTTATTCACCCAGCTCTCAAATAGATGAAGAACAAGAGGGACCTCCATTTATGCCGACAGATACTGTTCAAGAAAATCTCATGGGTCCACTACCAAGGTTTATGGAGTAGAGTTTGAAAAGATAAAAATTTTAATTATATTTGTAAAAAAGAAATAACATGGCAACATTATCATCATCATTAACATTAACTAGTACAGACGCTACATCTGACTCTTTAGGTTTTACAGTAACAGCTAATTTAACGGTAGCAGCAGCTGGACCGAATCAAGGTTTGTCGAGAAAAACCATAACAACAGCTGACAATCAAGAGTTAGTAGATGAAGCCACTAGTGGAGTATATTATTTCTACGCTAAAAACACTGATTCAACTAACTTTGTCATACTTCAAACTACAGCAAGTGTACAATATGCTAGATTAAGTCCTGGTGAATTTGCTTTTTTTCCTGTAAATGATGGAAACGGTTTAGAAGCTAGAGCTGACACAGCTAGTTGTATTTTAGAATACGCATATTGGAAGAAAGGGTAAAGAATAATGAACTTAGAGGTATATAGAATATCAAGTGAAGAGGATTCTACATCAGGAATAATGTTTGAGGTAGAGATGGCTGATAGTCCTTATAGTGAAGGATTTAGATGTAAGAAAAAGTTTCTATGTTATACTTTAGAAGATGAACAAAGGGATGAAAAAGTTTTTGGTGAAACAAGAATACCTGCTGGAGAATATGAATTAAAACTCAGAAAAGAAGGTGGGTTTAATAAAAAATATAGTAAGAGGTTTTCTGATATACACAGGGGTATGCTTCACGTTACTAATGTTCCTGGGTTTGAGTATATTCTCATTCATTGTGGCAACACTGATGAACACACAGCTGGGTGTCTACTTGTTGGGGACTCGCAGGAGAACAACCAAATCACGAAGAACGGTTTTATAGGGAAGTCAACTCAAGCTTATAAAAGGATATATCCCCGAATAGCTGAGGCTTTAGAGAGTAATAAAACAGTTACTATAAAATATATAGATTTTGATTAATTATGGCAACAACAATAAAAGCATCAACATTAACAGTAACTATTAAAGAGGATATAACTCTTAATGGTGTTAAACAGGGTGGAGAAAACATACTTAGAATTGGCTCTATAAATGAGATATCTAAGAGAATAGTAACTTGTCCAGCTAATTCTGAGACAACAGTAGCTATGTTTCATAGTTCGGTTGCCGATGGAACACTCTCTCCTTTAGATATAGATGATGTAAGATATATAAGAGTCACTAACTTAGATGACTCAACAAACATAACATTGAGCCTGCAGTCAGATGTTGGTGAAGATGATTCAGCTGCAGATGAGTCTGCTAGTTTATTAATCGAACCTGGTAGAAGCTTTATAATGGGTGTACCAAACGATGGTATAGGTATATCTGACGCAAATGCTAACCTAGTTACAGATTTAGTTGATTTAGAAAGTCTTGTTGTGTTTACAGGTAGTTCTGCTATAGATGTAGAAGTTTTCATAGCCTCTGTATAAAAATTTCAATTTTACTTTTATTTTAACAGATAATTTCATAACTTTATCTGTGAGTTTCATAGTTTTAGTTTTGAGATAGGTCATTCAGCTCCCGCTGTTGGCCTATTTCTTTTTATAACTTAGACTTTATAGAGTTGATTCTGCTTTCAAATTCCTTAGCTTTAGACTCTGATTTAGCTCTCTTCATCTTTTTTCTAAGAGTATTTAATAGAGTTAACTTATCTCTCCAGGCTTTCTTCTTAGCATTAGCTTTACCCATAACTTTAGTCTGCTGGTGTAAACACACCTTTGTCAATATCTACAGTACCAGGACCATATTTTTTATTTAATTTCTCAACAAGTTTCTTTTCTTTAGTTCTATTTCCTTTATACTTAGCCTCCATGTCACCATCCACCTTTTCCATTTCAGTTAGTTTAGCTCTTAATAAAATCATCTCTAATCTAATTCTACCAAAGTCAACAGTTAATTTACTGTTATCGTGTCTTAGAGACCTGATTTCATTTAAATCTTTTTCTTCTATTTTAATTGTTTTATTTTTTTCCATTTTCTTTAATTTTATTGTTAGTTTTAATTTTTTCTATTGAACGTCCAGCGAAGTAAGCTGAATACACCACCATAAGTAGTGTTTGATATACAGGAACATATACAGGATTCATTTGAAATCCACCTACATTACCGTCAAAAAACGACATAACTACAAGCATTATCGTTAAGAATGCCATAGTTAGAGGTCTTATGTTTGCGGGCAGCCATCCTGCTTTAGCATCAGCCTCCCATCTTCGTGTCACCTGTTCTTGAGCATTAGCTTCAGCTTGAGCTAATATCTCTTTCATTTTATTTTTAAGAGTTAACTTCTCTTCTTTAGTTGTCACACACTCATCAATAATGGTTGAAGCATTTCCAATAAGTGATTTGAATAATCCTGCTAACATTTCTTATATTTTTGTTTTATTAATTGTACTACCTCTAATACCTGAGTCTTAGTCCCAGGCATGTAAAGGTCGTAAAATTTTTTCTCTTTTGCAAGAATATTCTTAAACATTTTCCATCTTAGATTGAACGCTTCTGTTCTTAATCCTTTGCATTCTATTATCCATCCGTCTTTTAAGTTTGTAAAATCAGGCAGGTAGGTCGCTTGAGGTATTTTATTAGAAGATTTGAGGAATACCCCCTTCCCTTTCTTCTTCTTTTTCTCATATGACTCACCCTCATAAGTGAATGAGTCTATCAATACAAATTTTTCCTTTTCATAACTGAAAGGAATTTTATTAGCTTTAAGTTGATTATAAGTAAATAGCTCAAGCTTAGACCTAAATTTTAACCTGCCCTTTTTTACGGATGTAGCATTCCTTATTTTTTTATTTCTTTTCATTTATGTTCATATTGTAATAAACATCAGCTATCCTGTACCATCTCATTTCCATATCTGAGTCTGAGTACCAGATGATTCCGTCAACCTCATCATAAACAACAATCTTATCACTATTGCTCAATATATAAGTTGGATACCCAGCAAAAATTCCTATATATTTCCAAGGAAAATACCGACCTATATGATTTCCATGATAAATTCTAATACCTCTTTCACATACATCAAACTTATACTCACCATAAAAAATGGTATCAGATTTAACAGTGTCTTGCCACAGTTGTTGATAGTGATACTCATTGGATATATATACCCCATCATTTAGCTGTGAGTACACATTTCCGAATATCATAATTATCATTGATAAAATTAGTTTTTTCATAATACATTAAATTAAATTAGTACTTAAAAGTATAGACATAAAAATGTTTGTAATACTTTTTTCTAGGAATAAGAACAATCTCACTCCAATTATTATCTCCTCCGTTAACGACTCTTAATTCGTTTATATTTTCTTTTATAAGTTTCTTTAAATTCTCTATGCTTATAAACCATAAATTATTTTTATCAAAATGTATAAAATAATACACAAAATAGTCCGCATGACTAGATGATATACCACTAGGATTACCCCTGTACCTTATTTCAACAGCTATATTACCTGTGTCTGTTTTCTTATCCTTACAGTATATATCTGTTTTAACTTCAAAATCGGTTAAAAGACCCGTAAGAGGGCTTCTACCTCTAACGTCCCATAGCTTATCTTTATTAAAAGAAATGTCTTTAAACCCATTATCTGTGAGAAATACAGATACATCTACCTCTCCATCCTCACCTATAATTAAATCTCTTTTAAAATTAGTATATGTCATTACTCATGCTTATAAATTTAAACTCATTTATTTTACTTATAGTTATCTCAATTTCTTTATTCACCTTTATAGTTCTTCTTATTTTTTTCATACATCTTTCATCATTAGTAATTCCTTCCACAGTATTCTCTGTAAAAACATTATCAACAAATAGTCGGTTTTTATTTTTACTAACCATCCTTCTGCCTTTATTGTAATTGACTATTTGATAATAACCCTCTAACTTAACTGTGTATATTGATTTTCTCATACCTCTGATGTGTTATTAAATTGAGAGTAAGTGTAGCTAACATTATCTAATGGACATAAATTCATCTCATCTAAAAATCTACCAGACCTTCTATCGTATTTAAGAACAGCTTCACCTGGTATCCCTACTAGCTTTTGAAACTTAACCTTCTGTACATTAAATTTAACTGATGTGTCAAATACATCCATTGGATTAACTCTATGTAGGCACACAACATTGTCAGCTTTATTAAACCAGTTTTGACTACCGCTAATATCATATGCAGTAGGCATCTTATAATGAACACCTGTCTCGTCTCTATCCATCTTTCTTGGGTGTGCTATAATGATAAACTTAAGGTCGTTAATTTGTTCAAACCTTCTTATCTTAGTTAAGCAATCGCCTATATATGTTGTCTCATCTTTACCTCTAAAGTCATGGTCAAGCTGGTTAAATGGGTCTAAAAGACACCCTTTAATACCGTATCTCATAACTAAATGTTTAAATTTAGATAGTATATTGTCCAATGTAAAATCATCCTCAGGATATATAGCGATAAAGTGTTCGTGCAAAAATTCAATAGCTTTTTCATACTCATATATGGTCATCCTTCCCTCCTTGTCTAAGTCTGATGTATTACCCATCAGCATCTCGGCCAAGGTGTCAAATAAATCTCCTATAGGATAGTTCTCTGGTGAGAATAAACCCCATTTCCATCCGTATAGTATAGATGAATTAAGCATGACCTGAAAAGCCATCATTGTTTTACCACTACCTGGCACACCAGTCCAAACATCTAACTCGGATGTTCTAAGTTTATAGTGATTATCTAAACATCTATATCCTGTTGTAATACCCTTCTTTTTACCGTTATTAAATACGTCAAGCATATAGTCCTTCTCTGACTTAACTGTAAAGACACCTTCTACTGGATAAGGTTCTGCATCAACAAGACAGCTCTCTAACTTAATAGCACCCTCCTTCATAAGCATTTCATTAGCATCCTTAATTCCTTCAGGAAACTTTACTATAAAACATCTCTCTCTTCCCAGTCTTCTGCTCATCTCTTCTAGGAGTATTCTTCCGTTGTTGTCATTATCAGAGCATATAGTTATTTTTTCAACATCAGTAAAATACTCCCAGCAATTATCTAGATAAGAGAATTTGTTATCATAGTTTTTAGTACCAGGATTCGGAGCTCCGTCAGGTACAGACACACAATTCTCTATACCTATTTCATCAAGGGACAATTTGTCCATCTCACCTTCAACTATATATACTTCTTTACAACCTTTTATGTCGTCCAATCCGTAGAATATCTTTTCTGCTCCCTTGACTTGCTTAAAGTTCTTTTCTCCATCTCTAAACTTTATGTTAATTAGCTCTCCGTCTCTATAGTAATTAAAACATATTACATTTCTACTTTTTTGTACTTGGGGGATAAATTCATTTGACTGTTCAATCTTGTTTTTTATAAGGGTTCTTTGTGATATTCCCCTATCCTTAAACCAGTTAACAACCTCGTCAGATAAATCCGTCACGTTGCTTCTCACTGGTTTAACGTATTCTTTTTTAATTGACTTCATAGTCTTATGTGAGTCTAATATACCTGAGTCTCCACAGTGATGACATAGATAAGTCCCTGTGTAGCAATTAATTGCCAGGCACTTCTCCATCTTCTTCTTTCTGTCATCAGAACACACTTTGCAAACAGCTCTGTGCTCTCCCTCGGACTTAGTTATTTTTATCTTATCATTTATATCGCTCATCAGAATAAATCTTTTATATCAAATTCTTGTTTCTTAATAGGTTTAGTTTCATCATAATCGTCTTCCCAGTGCTTTCCATTCAACCACGTAAGAGGGTTTTTTCTATATCTTACGTTAGGAGTCTTCTTTATGTACTCAGGTAAAGACTTTAGTATATCTTTTATAATAGGCATGCTTAGTTTCATGAATTTCTTTTTACAGTTTTGCATACCCACTTTCTTATCATACAAATCCCAGAACAAATTAAATGATGCTTCTTTTTCATCATTGTTATTCTCTTTAGGTTTTGATTTAGATAATAAATCTTTTGGTTTAAAATGTGTATTAAGTTTATTGAAAACATCCATAGCCTCCTCAGCTGTAGAGTAATAGATACTCATTGGGTTGTTATGATGTTTATTTTTTATAATCACCTTACATTCATCTAGCTCATAGCTTGAGATAGAGGTGCTTTCAATAACTATATCTTGACTTAATTTTAAATACATAATAATAAAAATAGATAAGCCCACCTAAATATAGGTGAGCCTATCAAAAACTATAAAAGTAAATTAAAACGGTAAAGCATCTGAGTCATTAGACCCTTCGTCTTTCTTATTAGTATCTGGTTTAAAGTCGTTAATCTTAACGTAATGTGTTTTACCGTACTCATTAGCACCGTCTTTGTTAGCACACATAGTTAGGTTAACATACTTCTCATCATTAAAGTCATATATATGGTCTTTAATTTTAGAAAGCTTTAAAGAAAAGTGTATAACACTTCCTCCGTCTTCAAATTTGTGCTCCTTACCATTACCACAGTAAACTGGAGCGGATTTTGTTTCATTCATAATAAAAATAATAATTAGTTAGTTAATAAATTTCTCTAGTGCTTCCATTCTACTCTCTATTGTTAGTAGTTTATAATGAAAGGATTTTAAGGTGCCTTCAGTATTTCCGAAGTCAACACCAGTTTCGTGGGGGTCCTCAATTTTAAGACCTTTCTCCACGATTTCATATTTTTCTCTATAGCTTTGTTCAAACTTTAAATCTATAGAGTGCATATTTAATGCGTGCATTACTGAAGTGTGGTTTTTGTACCCAACTCTTTCAGCAATTTGTTCTAATCTGTAATCTAATTTACTATACATCATATAACATAACATATTTCTAGGTCTAACAAGGTGTCTTTTTCTACCACCAGCTGCCATTATCTCATTAGGTTTAACCTGAAAGGTGTCGCTAATAAGCATGAGTGTGTTGTTAAAAGACTTATCCCTCAAACTGTTCTTCAATGTTAAGTAATCCTCCAAAAGTGTTCCCATAAATCGTCTCATATTTAAAATAATTCCATTAAAGCATGTTCGTGCACCATGCCTAGTTCCTCTGCTATTTGTTTAGCATTCCTCACAGGAAATAATCCTGGTTCATTAACATATTTACGTACAGTTGGTACTGATAAACCTGTTATTTCACTCACTCTATTTTTAGTGAGCTTGTTTCGTTTCATTGTTTGTAATAAGTTCATTTTAATTAGTTTTAAGTTAGTAATTATAATACACCCGAATGTACTACTTCATAAGGGTTTATTAATTCTTCTATAAACACATCTTTGTATGTTTGTAGTAGTTCTTTATATTTTTGTCTTCCCTCTTCTCTAAACTCCTCAGAGGTTTGATAAAATCCTATATTATAGGGAGCTGTCTTTTCTATAACAATAAACACAAACTCTTCAGCTTTAAATCCATCTCCATAAAAAGCGGATTGTCTGTCGTACCCATATTTATATGCTGAGCCTCTGAACCCATAAAATCCAGCATCTTGTGTTGTTTTAATATCTACAAGTATTTTCTTATCTTTTATAAAATAGTCCGCCTTACATTTACACAACATATCTGTGTCTTCATCTTTCCATACTGATACAACCTCAGACTCACCTCCTGATAAGTATTCCATACATTCGTGAGCTGAGAATAATCTATTCCTCATACCCATAAGTGATTTGTATTCATCACCAGACAAAACGGTGTTGTCTTTATTTTCCTGTAAGAATTGACTATACTCTTCCTTACCCGCTTTTGTTCTTTTATTAATTCCTTCAGGTTCTTTAACAACTCTTTTGTCAAATTTATCAGGCTCAAGCATACACATGTGGAAGGCTCTACCGAAGTTAAGTGCCTTAGTCTCAGGTCTTAAGTTGGGGTTATTTCTAAAGAAATCATACGTAGCTGGACTTTTCTTTATAAGACTTAATTGTGAGTTAGTCACAAAGTCAAAGTCGCTGTAGTATGCCTCATCAGAAGCAAACTTTTTTATAAATTGTTCGTACATAGTTTTAGTTTTTTAACTTGCTGTTCAATGTTTTTAACTGAGCATCATTATACTTATAATCTTTCATTCTTTCTCTAACTAAATCAGATTTACCATCGTCAATAGCTTTAAGCATACTCTCAAATACTTTAACAGTCATTGTTTTTAGTTGTTTTGTTTTAGGCGTGATAGTGCTTGCACCATCTTGCTTATCAATAGCCATCTTAACTTCATCAGCGGAAGCAACAGAAGAGTCAATACCTATACCAAAGTTTCCTAAACATCTACCCCATGAAGAAGTTTCACAGTTTTCTACGTAGCTAGTCTTATTAATATAGCTTGATGATTGCACTTCATGTGCGTGTCCTGATGCAACCACCCTACCATCAGGTGATACAATCTCTGATTTAACAACACACATACTTGAGTCTATATGTGTAATCTCTGATGTGAGTGAGTAGTCCTTAAAGTTAGCACGAAAGTATTTTAATCTTTCGTTAACTTCAACGTACTGCTTACCTTTAATGTTTATTGTTTTTAGTTTGTTCATATTATTTAGTTTTAATTAAGTTTTATTTTAGTAATATATGTTGGCGATAAGTTGGTACTGCAAATAGATTACCTTATCATTAAGTGTGTATAACCTCGTCAGGCAATAATTATTTTCACTCTAGAGATTAACACCCTCGCTATTCATAATTATTTTTACACCATTACACACCCTCATATATTGTGCAATATAGTAAATTATTTTCATTTACACAACAATTTACCTATTTTTTTTTCATTTTTAGTTTATCCCAGTTGTCTAAGACTTTGCTTAAGAATGAACATTTTTCATAGTCTTCTCTCTTTTCGTAGTAGTATAAAAGATACTCTACTATCTCTAAAAAACTTTGCTCATCATCCTTAGCTTCTTCTGGTAATTTGTTTTTATTTTCTTTTATATAGTCATATAACATCTGTTCTTCAGTTATCACTTTCATTTTCTTCTTGCCTGCCGATAATCTCTCTAATACAAGTAAGAACATCGTTTTCCTTAAATCTTTCAATATAGTCTCTAATCTCTTTGCCATCTAATTTATTTATTTTTTGCTCTACAACCTCAATTAAGTTTTGTCTTACCGTTTCTTCCCTAGAGCCTAAGCTCTTTACATTCCTTAACTGTTCTATTATATCACTGTTTATACTCTGTTTAAAAACTCTTATTAATTTTTGCTCACTCACATAATCTGAGCATGGGACACCTGTGTTTTTATGTAGCCTTGCGTCTCCATATAGATGTCTTAATTTTGCTGTCAATAATTCTATTCGTTCCATTTTATTTTAGTTTTTTTAAAAATTCTATTATTAATTTAAATAACTCAGTTATTATAGATGTAATAGCCATTAATATCACTAATATAAGCATAATAAATAAAGTTCCACAGACTAACGCACCTATAAATTCAGCTATTTTGTAAAATATATAACTCATAGTACAAATTATTATTATTCAGTATCTCCGTCTGCGTATGAACACGCTTCAATATCTACATTCATGTAGTTATTATTTACATACTCCCCATAAGTTCTATACCATCTTAATTCCTCTTGCATCATACCTACACGCTTTTTTCTCTCTTCTCTCTCTTCACCTCCAAGAACAAGATACCCTTCGTCTTCCAATAATTTTGTTGCTTCATCTATTTTTTTCTGTTGCTCTCGGTAATGTCCGAATGTTGAATTACTTATTGCGTGTGTTGTAAATTCTTTTTCATTTTCTTTTTCATTTTTCATAATTGTATTGTTTTTAATTGTTATTATTCGTTTAGCATTTCTAATTGTTCAGATAATAAAGTTGTAATCATTCTTTGAGTGTCCCAAGCCTTTGTCCTTGACATTTTGACCATACTTAATAATCTTCTTGCATCTGATTTATCTAAGTTTAATTTAATTTTTTTCATAATGTTTTGTTTTTAATTAGTTATTATTATTTATTACTCTTCTTCCAATTCTTCCCAGTCATTAACAGTCTCAAACTCTTGGTCAGTGTCGATTTCTTCTAGAACATTAATCGCTTCCTGCAGTTTTTGTATCATTTCTTCGACCATATAATCTAAGTCTTGGTCTCTTTTACAGCTTTTAATTTCATAAGTAAACTCATTGAGTTCTTCAATAAAATCCACTGCTTCTTGTAGTTCTGGGACACAGTCCCAACCGTCTTCCATTGTTTTTATTTTCATAGTTTTTAGTTTTTAATTGTTATTATTTTAGTTTTTAATTGTTATTACCTTTCTATATGTTTAAGTCCCATTTCTTCTGCGTGGTATCTTATTTCTTCTATTATCTGATTAGCGGTTCCATCATTATCCATAGCAAGCTCCAGTATTTCCAGAGCTTGTTCATCTGTACACTCATATATCCATTGCACATCTTCAATATGATACAGGGTGTTAATATAATATCCCGCTTTTTGTAATGTATCTTTTGCTTTTGCAATTTCGTTTTCCATAGTTTTATTGTTTTTAATTAGTTATTAATCTTTTCCAAATGTTTCGTGTGCGTATCCATTCCAACAGTCTGTTGAACAAAATCCATCGTGTGGTAGCGATTGCATCTCATCTCCACAGTGTTTGCATTCAAATACTACCGTACAATGTTCTATACACTTTGAGCAAATGTCGGTATTCTCCCAAACAGTTGCAGTACAACAATCACTTCTCATAATATACCTCCTATTTTTAATGTTATATACAATCCTGCTATGAAGCTGATTGCAAAAACTGTTATTATTATTATCTCCATAATTATTAATCGTTGTTTTTGCGAGTTATAAATTCCTGTTCATCAGCCCAATCATCTATTAATTCAACTTCTGTTATACACACTTCATCAACCCAATCATCTACCTGTTTCTCATTAAGATTGTGGTAATTTTCTAATATATGTACAGGTACTTCATCTCTCTCATCAAATATCTCTTGTAGTGTTATACTACATTCTCCCTCATCTCTTAACTCATTTACAAATCTTCTACCCCAATACTCTACATCATCACTATCTGAAAATAACCAGTCTGCAAATCTTTTTTTTGTTAATTTATATTTCTTCATAATTTTATTTATTTAATGTTTTCTAATTCGTATAATTCAATAACTAATTCTTCAAATTCTGACAAATCTTCTACCGAGCCATTGTAATTATATTGTTCCCATATTTCGTCCATTCTATCTTTTATTTCAGTCCATCTAACTCTATTCATAATTTTATTTTTTTTAATTATACACTCTAATTTGAATTGCTAAAAATTCCTCATTTTCCCCAGCCAATCCCAACCTTTCATTGTATGGTTGCTCACCATCTTCAAGTCTTTCTTTATTGACTTCTCTAATATACTTCTTCCAACTCTCTTTAGTGAACACTCCCTCAAATTCTCTATCCCCAAAAACACTTACATATTGCACTAAATAATACGTTTCTTTTTCCATAGTTTTATTTTTTAAGTTTAGTTATTATATCTTTTTTGAATTAAAGAAAGGGGGGAATGTGGGTTGTAGTGCGTTTAGCTGTTATCTACAATTTTTGTTAACAACGCCCCCTTTCACACTCCCCTTTCTTATTAATTTTATTTATTTAATTCGTTATTACTATACACACCTAACAGATTATTAGTTAATGCTTCATACTCATCATACACTTCATTATAAAAATCATGTGCCTTTTCTGTAAACATTAAGGTATCTTCTTGCCCTACCTCACTTGAGTATGCAAATGTTTCTTCCCCAAATTTTTCTTCTGTTATTCTTGTTGCTAATTCATCTATGTACTCCATAAATCTGGAGTTATCTATATATATTTCACTCATAATTTTATTTATTTAATTATCGACCATATTCTTTTGACCTCATTATTCCTGTTATAATTTCTTCCTCCAGTTCAATGATACATTTAGCTAGAATTTGTATTCTTTCCAATGCTCTTATTTCATTCTCACTTAACTCATCTATTTCTCCGTTTTCGATTGCACCTACACAATCATCTAAATCAATTTCAGTATTATGAAATCTGCAGTAGCTCATATTTCCCATAGTTATATATTTTTAGTTAGTTATTGTTTAAATTCTATTCTTGTTCTAATGTTTTCATCATCATCATTCATTTTATATTCTTCATATAATACTTCAACATCTAATACTTCTAATAGTTTCTCTGCTGTTTTCAGTACAGCTAAGTCCCATATTCTATTATACTCTAATGGTTGTGAGTTTAAAAAGTCGTGAAATTCTCTATCGCTTTGTACCCAATCCATATCTTCAACCTCATAATTTTTACATTCAGTATAGAATGTGTCAAGATATACTCTACTATCCTTAACGTGTGATTTAAGTAATCGTATTACTTTTTCTAATTTTCTCTTGTTCATAATTAAAATTCTTTTAATTGGTTAATGTTATTTTTATTTGCTTCTATATTCTGTTGTAGTTCATCTATTGTTCTACCCATTTGTTTAATTGTACTTCGATATACATCTATTTGTTGTTCGTACATACCAATCATAACTAAGTTTATATTCTTCATTACGGTATCACTTGGTTGGTTATTTATTTTTGTTTTCATAGTTTTTAGTTTTTAATTATTATTATTTTTCATTTTGTGTGGGTGCGTATATATTTATACCTAGTTTATTAGCTTCACGCCTAAATAAAAATTGTTCCCACGTTATCTTTTTATCTATTAGTAATTCTACTATATGTTCTGTTTCAGTATTTAGTTTCTCCATAATTTTATTTTTTAAATTCTTTTATACATTCTTTACAACATTGTCTGCTTTCTGCATTTTCGTTTGTAGGTATAAACTTTGCCCTACATATACTACATTTTTTTACCATAATTTTATTTTTTAATTTAATGACTTGTATTAAAAGGGCAAGTCCTCATTGTTATTTAATTCCTTTTTAATTCTGTTCATTTTATTGTTCAGTTCTTCTATCATGTTAACAAACTCATCATCATAACAGGTTTCGTTTATATTATCGTAATCATTTTTCAAATGTTCCTGTATATACAAAACCTCATCTATATTTAATTTATTTTCTTCTTCCATAATTTTATTTATTATATATTTTTATAATTTCTTTTATAACTTTATCTACATTATCATCATTAACTTCTACATCATAAGCCATTAAATAATCAGATATTTGTTCAAAAAATGTATCAGTAAATTTGTCTGCTATCTTGTATGCTAATTGTTTTTCCATAATTTTAGTTTTTTAATTCATTTATATTATTGAGTTTTTATATCATAAACTCCCAACACTTCCCAACCATCATTAGTTAGTATATTTATTATTTCTTCTTCATTATCTGTTGGTAAATCATACTTTTCCATTGAGTATGCTCCAAATCTTGCTGTAAATCTGCATTGATATTTTTCCATAATTTTATACTTTATTTAAATTCTCTAATACTTTATTAATTCTTTTTTCTTTAACCTCATCGCTTAATTCTTCCCAATTATCAGGTTTTATTATACCATTCGTTGCAAAGATTAATCGTTCTTTGCTCTTTATCCATTCTTTTTTATCTACTTTTTTATCAGATGTTGCTATATCTTGCATAACACTAAACATCTTTAACATCGCTAAATTATCCATATTTTATTATTTTTTATTAACACTATTTGACATTGTCAAAAATTACTTGTACCTTGCCCCTGCTTTTTTTAGGAGATTATTCAAAAAGAGACTTTTTAAATATCTCTCTCAATACCTCTCTTAATTAGTAGATTTGTAATAGGGCATATTATATCCACTTCGTTTGTTCGTTTGTTTATTCATCATAGTAATTTGCCCCCTTTTCAATAAGCTCTAAGGGGTAATCCTGAAAAATCAGCATTATATCCTAATGCATCAGAAACTAAATCAGTATAATATACTTGTAGTTTTTCAGCATAAAATCTTAATTTGTGGTTATCTTCCCAGTCTTTAATTGTGCAATCACTACCAACTCCACCAAGCATACCACCACCAAGATAATTTTGATAAGCTGACATTTTTTCCCCTTCATATCCAAAAGGAGATAAATCTATTTCAATACCACCCCCACGATGTGATATTTTTTGTCTTAATACTTTAAATCTGTTTTCCCATTTCATAATTAAAATTCTTTTAAATCGTTAATAATTTGTTCATTTTGTTTTATTTCATCTTGTAAATCATCTATCGTTCTACCCATTTGTTCAATCGTTGATTTATATATATCTATTTGATTTTTGTACATACCTATCATAACTATATTTATATTTTTTTGTACAACATCGCTATTTTGATTATTTATCTTTGCCATAATTTTATTTGTTTAATAGTTCAACCATATTATTACATATCCAACGATATGTTTTAATTTCCATTTCTTTATTTCTTACAGATAGTTTTTTATAGTCTACATTTCCACTATCATCTAATGTGGGTTTCTTAGACCACAAATAATGTTTAGTATTATTTTTATCTATCCAAAAGACTTTTGTCTTATTATATATTAATTGTCCAACCCATTCGTTGAAGCATAAAAATTGTGAATTTTTCATAATTATTTAGTTTTGTTTCTACAAATATAATGTAAAAATAGTTTACACACAAATATATTTAGTAGAAGATATTAACAAAGTTATTAACAATTAGTTTGTTCGTTTGTCTATTCATAGTAATTACTCATAGTGATTTTTTTTTGAGAATTATGGGGGTATATTTCAACCCCCTATAATCCCAACTAAATACACACGCTACATATTTTCCATTGTTTGATAAATTAGTTTATCAAATTGCTCTTGTGTTAATTGACCTGACAAAACTTTGTCAATCAATTCTTGTTGATTTAAATTATTCATTATATATATTTTTTCATAAGATTATCGACTTCGTTAATTGCATTTTGGCACTCACTTTCTACATCATCTATCCCCTCTATTAAATCATCTGCAATATGCATATTATATATTGCATCGTGTACTGCATCTCTTATGGCATCATCGCTGACATATAAATTATTATTCGCCCTGTTTTTTACTTCTTCAATAAAATCCTTAATGTTTTGTATATCATCTCCAAATTCTGATTTTGATACAAGCATCATATCATCTGATTTTAATACTTCTGTTAAATAGTTTTTTAGTTTGTTAATTAGATTTTTCATAGTTATTTAGTTTATTAAATTTTGGGGGACTTTAAGGCGTCCCCCTTAACCTATATTAATTATTTATTTAGTATATATTCAACTGCTTTTTGCGACTGACCACTTGCAAAAACAATTTCCTTAGGATTATTTTTCAGATGCTTTATCCAACCATTAATATATGCTTGGCTATTCTTCTCATTATCCTTTGGCTTTAATCCTAGTATATTAGTTAAAAACATAGCACCTAATTCAGCAACTAATTCTTCTTGGCTATAAGCTACCTTATTATAATTTGGCGTGTTTAAAGTCTTTCTATTTAGTAAATCTTTATGGCCTGTAGAGTGTACCATTTCGTGAAATAATACTTTATAATAATCATCAGAAGAAATGAAAGTTTCTGGACTACTCATATTAATTTCGTGCCATTTTGGACTATAAAAACAACCTATATTATCTTTGTGTATCAATTCAGGTTTCTTTCTCATATTAGTATATACTAAATCAGCATTTTTAATTGGTTCAAATATAGTACCTTTCGCAACATCTTTAATATCCCATTTGTCCTCTATACCCTCGATACAATCTAGATTAAATACTCTAAAATATCTAGCACTCATAGACTTTTCAACATCCTCTTGTTGATAACCTTTGGGGATAATTGGTTGATTAAGTTCATCAGTTTTTAGATATATTCTCTTGCCCTTCTTTTCCTTATCCTCAACATAAAATGATACATTATATTTAACTACTATATCAGATGTACTGCCTTTCTTAACTTTGCCACCTAATTTTTTCGCTTGGTTAAAGGTTATAAATTCTCTGCTAGAGTATTTATTAAAATACATACTCATAGATAATAACAGTTGATTAATACCTCTGTAAATCTTACCTGTTGTGTGTGATATAGTTAATGTTTCTTCTTTGCCTGCCCAAGATTTGAACCACTCGTGGCCACCTTTCTCAAGTCCTTTGATTACTTCATCTGTTATAATCTGATAAATGTCTTTTTTCATAATAATTTAATTTAGTGTGTGTTAATGTTTAGTTAATATGGCTTATCCATTTCAAAACCATACTGCAATACTACAAATACTAAAATTCATATGCAAACATTTTTTACATTATTTTTCATTGGTACTTCATTCTCTCGAGGAAATTTAGAACCATTCTAAATAAGGAATAGGTATTACAAGCTACTAATGGAACGCGTGTGTGTGATGTGTGTACGCGTGTGATGTACGCGTGTGATGATAACACATTAAATATATAAAGTCAATAGCAAATAAATAAAGTTATTAACAATTCTATTAACAATCGTAAATGTAAAGAAATTTAACAGAGGGAAAACAATTCTAATCGCATAACAAAAACTTTTAATGGTAGAGGTTCAGAATAGATAGAAAGTCTGTTAAATCGCTTAAAAATGCCCTTCAAATTGATTTAGGGATAATTGCTTAAATGTTGGGGGGTGTTATGCCAATGTGCTACACTTCTAAACAGAACGACCATTCTAAATAGTTTGTGGAACGACCATTCTAAAACAATCAACAGAACGACCATTCTAAAACATAGTAGAACAATCGTTCTAATAAATAGTTTAGGCAATTGTCCTATAATATGTATTATGTTAAATAGACTTTGGGGATATATAGTGTGTGATGCGTGATGTATTAATAGATGTGCTGAAAGTCAATGCGTTATATGTGTGTTATATTGTTGGGGTGGGGTTAAAAATATCGACTTGGGGTTGGGCGTTAGCATTAGCATATTAGTATAT